GGAACATATAAATTATCTCCATTTGCATTACGAAGTTTTCTCAAACTATTTTTTAATTTATAAGAAGCTACAAATCCGTTAACATCTTCTCCAGAGTCTTCAACTAATGCCATTACATCAGATAAATCTAAATCTAATGCATTTTCATTTGTGCCTAAAACAATTTTATGTTCATTATCATTCGCAACCCCATAAATATTTTTCTCAAATGGGCTACCTGTTCCAAATAAGCATGCAGCATCAAGAGCTTTAGCAATCGCTTCCGCAATTTGAGGTTTAATTTGCTCAAATACATCAATGGTTGTATCATTTATTTTTTCTTTTGTTACTGGAATGATTACTGCTATTTTTTTAGCCTTAAGTTGTGGGAAAATCCACTCTGCAGTATCTGTTTTAATACGTTCAGATTCACCTACCCAATAAGCTCCTGGTCCATCTGTCATTAAAGGTATTTGCATTGTATCAGAATCCATTTGTTCTATCCTAGATAATCTAAGAATAGAAGACCCTCTAGTTGTTAAAGCAATAATTTCATTAACTTTCTGTACTGGAACAAATCCCGCTAAATTATCTTTTAAAAATTCTTCATCCGCAAATAATTGTAAATCAAATATCAATTTCATAATAATTCTCCTTTATCTTTTTACTTGATTTTGTTTGATAATATCAGCCATATTAAATTTAGTTGAAGTTTTTGTACTACTTGCACCACCAGCAGAAGGCACTTTACCCTTTAATTTTTCCTTAACTTTTTCATCAACTAATTTTTTTAATCCCTTTTCAAAGGTAGTAATGTTTTCCATATTTTTATCATTGTCAGTTCCTGTAACTAAAAATGGCATAAATTCAATAGGAATACCTCTAGAATTTAATACAGCAACAGCTTCAGCTCTTTGTTCTTTTAGTTTTAAAGCTTCTTCACGCTCAGTAAGCTCAGCTTCTTTACGTTCCCATTCAGCTTTTTTACGTTCGTCTTCGCTTAACTTAGACAAACGCTCTTGCTCTTTTTTCTCATTCTCAGCTTTTTTCTTAAATTCTTTTTCCCATTTAGCTCTTTCAGAACTAATACATTCTGCTAATTTGGCTTCTAATCGCTTGTTAAGTTCATTTTTAAATTCTTCTGAATCAACATCCACTTTTTTTGTTTCTGGATCTGTTGCTGGTGGTTTTCCTCCTTCACCTCCTTCAGAAGGGTCACCTTTACCTTCTTCTCCTTCAGCAAATAACTGTAAGTTAAAAATAAATTTAAAATCCATAATAAAATAACTCCTTTCACTTTATAAATAAAAAACGTCTGTAAATACAGACGTTTAATTAAGCTTATTATATTTTACTGATACATTTTGAGGATATATTTTTTCTAGTCTTTCTAATGCTAATGCCATTGTTCTTATAATTAAATCCGAGTCCTTATCTGGATTATTAATCATTACCTTTAAAAAACCCCGACTAATATCTTGCTCAAAAATAATATTCTTTTTTAATATTTCATTTAAACCTAGTATTGCTGTTTGTGCAATACTAGATACTGCACTACAAACTATATCTTTCCCTTTAGGAGCAAAATTAGCATGACCAAATATATTATATCCAATAAATTTATATCCATCTGTTTCTATGCATATTTTTATCATATAAACCTCTCAATAAAAAAACACTTACTATTTTGTAAGTGTTTTTTTCTAAAATATTAAGTTTTCCCATATTTCTTTTGGAATAGGTTCAATAGGTTTGTTATTTTTTATAGCCTCTTCAAGTTTTTTTATTCCGCTATTAAAATTATCAACATCCATTAATCTTGGATCACAAATAATTACATAATCAAGAGAATTTCTACCAAATATATTTTTATATTCTTCAACTTTATCATTCAATAATTGTATTACGTTAGACATATCATTTTCAATAATTGTCATTCTATCAACTACCCCTTTTAGGCTTTAAGAATTAAACCTACTATTAAATATAGAAACTCCATATCATCTTCTATTTTAGCATAAATAGGTTGATATTTTCCATCAACAACTTCAATCTTTTTAAGTATTTCACTAGGCTCATATAATACCTCTAACCCCATACTTAATACCTCTGAAGCTTCCTTATATTCTTTACCAATGTAAGGAGTAATAAAATCATCTGGTTTAACTATCTCTTTATTACTAAAACCCAATCCATGAAATAAATCTGTTAGTTTTATATAATTTTCATTTTTTGTACGAGCTTTTATAAATTCTTTTGAAATTCTAAGTGCATCTTTATTAAAAAATTCTACATAATGTCCTAATTCATGATAAGGCGTTTGTTTTCTTTGCCCTGTCATATGAATGGATATATAATCTTCCTCATAATTTTTAAATTTAGTAGCATAATATCTACCACTAGGTGTTACTGCCCCTTTAGTAAAAAAACCTCTATTTGGTGTAATAGAAGTATATAATTTTTTATTGTTATTAACTAGATATTCTGCCCAATCTTTTGGATAGTACGAAAAGGCTTCGCTTAATTGTTGCTTTGTAATTGTATTACAGCCTTTAGCCCATTGATTTTTCCCTACTTCTCCTCCCATTTCCCTAAAATTACTAAAAATTTCTTTTAGTTTTTCTTTATTTCCTATATTATCAATAATATTAAATCTATTGCATACTTCAGTTCCTATATTAATAATATCATCTTTAGTACAAGTTTTTAAATCAATATTACTTATTTTTTCTTTTAAGCTTAATTTAATATTGTTACTATTATTTTCCCATTCATTTAATGTCATGGATTTTTTTATATATATTTTTTCCCAATCAGAATAGTTCATATCTGCTGGAACATATTTTATTTCTCCATTAAGTCTTGAAATTCTTTTTCTTACAGTACTTGTAGTCAAATTGGTTATTGAAATTGTGGACCTGCAACGTGGATGCATAGGTGGCATATTACTTCCTGGAACACCTTCATCAACTTTATGAATAGTATTATCAAGTTTCCTACATTTTTCTGATGTTCTTCGGTCTAAAGTAGCAATAAATCTATATTCTTGACCGCCAGAATCTTTAATACTTTTTAGCCCAGCTTGATTATTTACATAATTAAGTTCCGAGCGAACTAATGTAATCGCTTGTTTGTATCCAGAATTCATCTTTTTAGATATAACAGTTGCCATTTCACGAGCATTAATACCTCTAATAATAGCATCGCTTATTTCTTTTTTTAGCACTTTAGATAATTTAGTTGTATTATTCCATATACGTTTACTAAATTGTTTGCCAGACCAAGAAGTACGAATAATATCTTCTATTGCTTCTTGGTCTAAGATAGACACTGGCATTAAGATATTAATTCCTTTACAAATATCAAAAACAGATTGATAGTAATTATCTGTTAATGCTTTTTTTAAGTATTCTGTTAACTTACTATCATATCCATCTGCCATTTTAGATAATTCTACAAGAATTTCTGCTTGTAATTTATCTAAACGACTTATCCTAGAACGCATAGCTAAAGTATTTAATTCTTTTAAGATTTCTTTATCTATATTAGCTTGTTTTACATAATCTTCTATATCCATTCTCCATACAGAGTACTCATTACTTGTAATTAATTTTTTAGCATCCGCCAGACTTAAGCCATTTTCATCTGAAAATCTTTCATAAAGGTCATTTATATCTTTTTCTATATTTCTTAAAGCTCTTATATACAAATTTTTTATTTCTGTTTCTATTTCTGATTTAGATTTATTTAGCCATTTTTCTTCACGTTCTTTTGCTCTTTTTTGCCAATATTGCTCATTATTCATTATCACCTTCACCACCAGCATTTAATATATATTGCTGTGTTTCTAAACTATCTTCATTTTCTTTATTTATAGTTTCCATTTCTTTTTGTGGATCATTTATAAAAGGTAATAAGCTTAATAATTTTGTTTGTGATACAATGCCTGTTAGTGATTTAACTATTTCAGACAGTTCCTTAATATTAGCAGGTATATTATCACTAAAAGTAAGTTCAATATCTCTAAAATCAAAATCATTATCCAACATTGATAAAACCCCAAAAATAAGCTCAATTCTTCTTTGGATTGCCTTTTTGAAAAAACGTTCTTTTCTACTACGTATTTGTTCTAATCCTATAAGTTTATATTTAATAGCCACACCAGAAGCGTTAGAAGCAAAATTAACATCTGTCATATCAGGAACAAAACTGAACTTGTGAATATCTGCATTCAATCTGTTTTTCATATTTTCAATGAATGTATCATTAATAGTTTTTGTTAACCATTCTGCTCCACACTCACCATCTGGGAAAAAAAGCATTTTTAATTTTCTCATCATTTTAGCTTCATTAACATTTTCTTCACCATACCCAAAACCTTTTAATATTAAAAATGCATTTGTAAAATCTTCCATATCATCTAAAGTTAGTGATTGTGTTTTATCATAACCATCAATCAAAGATATTTGTTTTTGAAAATCACCTATAGAATATTTGTTATTTTTATACTCTATAATAGGGACAGAATCGAACATATGATAATTCTCACTTAATAATTCAAATTTATTTCTATCATATTTATATTTTTTACATTTTTCATTATCATACACATCAATATAAGTGATATATGATGTTCCATCCAAACTATATATTCGATAATGACGTATAGCGAATTTTATGTTTTGCCCAACTGTAGCATCAGCTATCAAAATAACTTCTCTAGGATCTAGAGAAGTAAATCTTATATTAGCATCTTCATCAAGATATAATAATTCATACGCACAACCACATATACTTGCAGTTTCAGCTAATTCCATATTGTGAGCTGACTCATCATTATATTTAAAAATTTCGTTTATCTTTTTTAAAGCCTCTTCATTTTCAGACGTATAGCTAATTGGTTTTCCAATAAAAAAACCTGTACTCATATCAGAAATATATGAACAATAATTATTAACCAGTTTATTATTAGGTGCAGAAGGGTCTTCCCTTTTTTTGTGTTTTATTTTACTTTCACCAAAATAATAATCATATAATTTATTTAATTCTTTTATTTCTTTTTCATGTCTACCTAATAATATTCTCAAATCATTATTAGATAGCTCGTTTATATCAGCTTGAATAAAAATATTAATTCCTCCATCCAATCTTTATCCTATAAACCTAACATAGATTTATTAGCTACTTTTAATTTACGTTTAGTAATTAAATCATTTAATGCATAACGAACACTATCTATAGCATGGTTATTTTTATCTGGATATGCGGAAATAAACTCTCCATTTTTATTTACTTCATACTCATACTTTATAAATTCATTGTACGTATTTGGGCAACGTTTACGATCAATATATATACGATTTAAATCTTGCAAAAATTTCATACCATATTCAACACTATCAGGTCCTTTTTTTGCACCTATAATGTTTAGTCCATAATCCCTTAATTCTGCTATTGATTTAGGCTCTGCACTATCGGCATAAATCAATGCTCCTTTATATTTAGGTTTAATCATTCTAGCTAATGTACTATTTTTTAATTTTTGCTGATATATTTCATCAAAAATATATAAATCTTCATGTTTAGCATCAAACTGCATCGCAGTAAAAGCTAATGGGTCAATACTAAAACCAAAGTCAATACCATAACGCAATCTATCAAATTCATAAATTTGTTTATCTGTTAACCTAATATCTTCTACATTATCAAAAACATTTCCACCGTTACCTGTAACTTCGCCTAAATACTCGTGCCTATAACGGTCATAATTTTTATTTTTTAACTTTTCAGCTTCTAAAATAAACTGTTCTCCCAACCATTCTCTCGGAACAGTTAAATATGAACTATGATTTACTATTTTATCTGGTTCATCATGCAATACTTCTAAATTTACCCAATTATCTCTGCTTTTGGGTGGATTATATGAATAAAATACCCAGTATTTCGAACCACCACGCAATAATGACTGCAGAAGTGAACGTATTTGTTCCATACTAACAAACTGATTACATTCCTCAAACCATACCATACCTACATATCCAAACGGTGGTTTAAATGATTTTATCTTCATCTCATCATCGCAACCTAGAAAAAATATTTTCTGTCCAGTCTTTTTATAAGTAAATTCTAATGGCGATATACTTTTATCAAACTTATTACTTAACCCTAAACTATTAATCCCCCAACTAATTTGAGGATACACGCTATTTCTTAATGTATTACCTACACGTCTTAATACAACAGCATGGCAACTAGGATTTTTTATAAGTAACAAAGGTATATCTATACTTACCTTTGACGATTTAGTACTGCCACGACCACCAGCAAACCAAAAATGTGTGAATTCATGATTGTGTATTTGACGATGTATTTTATAAAAAGCAGGTTGTATTAAATTTATTAATTCTATTCGCTTTTTACTCATCATCTGATACCTCTGGAATATTATCAATAATTATTACTTCTTCTGATGCTTCTTCTTGTGTGGTCCATCCTAATAATTTTTCTAATTTTTCCCAAGCCCAACGCTTATCTACTAATTTTAATGAAACACCATCTCTCCCTTGCTTAACTTCTTGAATTAATGATGTATCTACAGTATCACTATCTAATAATTCAACAAAATTTACTGTAATTGTATTGCCCTCAGACAACTCAATCGTTCTTCTACCAAACTTTAAATAATCTCGTATGTCTGATTTAACAACTTTAGATAAAAAAATAACCATGTCGTTAACATCCAACTGTATATGTTCACGCATGATTTCTTTTAACTCATTTATTTTTTCTTTTATTCTAACTTTACCTAACAATCTATAAGCTGATGCACTGGCACATTCATAACTGCATTTATAAGCTTTCAAATAACTTTGTAATGCATTATTACTCATCACATAATATATACAAAACTTTTGTTGTTCGGCAGTTAGACTATCATCAGACATTACTGCATCTTTTAATTCTTTTACTATTTTATGACTTGTATCTTCGTTTTGAGGTTGCAACCTTTTTATACTTTTAGTTGCAACTTTTTCTTTTGGTTGCAACTTTTTCTTTTTCCAATATCGAGTTGCCCATGATTTTATAGTTGATAATTTTACATTATATTTATCGGCAATTTCTTTATATTTCAGTCCTGCACAATAATCTTCATATGCTAACTCTCTTATGTTTTCATTGGACACATTTCCTCCCCACCTTATATTTTTAGAATATCCTATTTGTTTGTTTATCTTCTTTTAACTTAAATTTCTTAACAATAAAATATCTAACAATTAAACCTGCGACAATAACAAAAAGAGCAATGCTAATTGGGACCATAATAATAGCAATTAACATCATCAACATAATATCCATATTTTTTCTTTAACCTCTCTTTAAATCCATAATTAATTCAATACCTTCTATTTTTGCTCTTTCGCTTAAAATACGTAACTTATTTTTCATAAATACAAGTTGTTCATAAAGAAGTTCATATGGGCATTTTAGTTTATAATTTAATTTATTATCTTTATATGCTATTATATAGCTATGAGCAAAATAATTTATAAATCTAATCATAATGTGATATATTCATGTAAATATCATATTGTATGGTGTCCTAAATATCGTAGAAAAGTATTAATAAACGGTGTAGACACAAGATTAAAAGAACTTATACATGAAATAGCAAAAGAACTTCAATTGGAAATTATTGAAATAGAAGTTATGCCCGACCATGTACACATTCTTTTAGAAGTAGATCCGCAATTTGGTATTCATAGAGCTGTTAAAGCCCTAAAAGGTCGTACATCAAGAATTTTGCGGCAGGAGTATCCATGGCTTCGTTCTCGTATACCTACGCTTTGGACAAACAGTTATTTTTGTTCAACCGTTGGAGGAGCACCATTATCTGTAATAAAACAATATATTGAAAATCAAAAACAAAAATAATAAGGCGGTGAGATAAATGAAAACCTATTGCTTCAAACTGTACAATTCCAAACGAAACAAAAAACTTCATAGACAGATTAATGAGGCAGGTCTCATTTATAATCACTGCATTGCAATTCATAAACGGTATTATCGTTTATTCAAAAAATCGTTAAATATCTATGCTTTGCAAAATCACTTAACCAAATTGAAAAAGCTGGCAAAGTTCAGCTATCTTAAAGAAATCGGCTCTCAGGCAGTTCAGGAGATAACTCAGCGCATAGACCGTGCCTACAAGTTGTTTTTCAGAAATCAGAAACATAATATCCGTTCAGCTCCGCCGTCGTTTAAGAAAGTACGCAAGTATAAATCGTATACTTTGAAAACTTCCGGTTGGAAACTGTATGACGGAAATATTATTAGAATAACCAATCAGAAATACCGTTATTTTAAGTCGCGAGATATTGACGGAAAAATACAAACCGTAACCATTAAACGTGATGCGTTAGGCGATATTTATTTATATTTTGCCTGTAAAACCAATGAAAATGAAGTCTTAACAAGAACAGGTAAAAGCGTCGGTTTTGACTTCGGACTGAAAAATTTTCTCACAGGTTCAGAGAGAAACAATATCATTTCTCCGCTGTTTTTCAAGCAGAATGCAAAATTAATCGCTAAAGCTAACCGCAATCTATCCCGCAAACAGAAATTCTCCAATAATCGCCAAAAAGAGAGAATAAACTTGGCAAGGCTGCATAAAAAAGTAGCAAATATGCGAAAGGATTTTCATTGGAAAACGGCGCAATACCTTGTCGGTAAATACGCTTTGATTTCTATTGAAAATTTAAATTTAAAAGCCATGCAGAAACGCTATGGCAGAAAAATATCCGATTTAGGTTTTGCCGATTTTGTAAACAAATTGAAATATGAAGCCCAAAAGACAGGTTCGAGCGTTGTTGAAATAGATAAATTTTTCCCGTCAAGTCAGTTGTGCAGTAATTGCGGCTACCAAAACAAGGAACTCAAAGATTTAAGAATAAGGCAGTGGACTTGTCCGAAATGTGGAAAACATCATGATAGGGATTTAAATGCCGCTATAAATATAAAGAAAGAGGGAGAAAGAATTTTTTCTCTCGTTAAATAATAATATGGGAATATGGGCAGGGCGTTGTCCATTGCGGAGAGAACTTGTAAGACTGTCTTTTGATAGCAAGGAATCCCCTTGCTTTAGCTATGGAGAGTACGTCAATTAAAACTCCTTTTATAAAACAAAAAGAGTTAATCCTAAATATAGATTAACTCCCACATACTTAATATATATTAAAACTGGTAGTCCCTGTCGGAATCGAACCGACAACCACTCGGATATAAGCCGAAGGCTCTAACCATTGAGCTAAGGGACATTCGTCTTTTTTTGACAAGTATAATTATAACATCTTTGAAATGAAGCACAATACGACATTATAGGACATTATACGACATCATACGACATTTTTTGAAAACTTTATTTTATATATCTCTCTCAATGCTTTATTATGAATTCTTTGTGTTGTTCTATACGTATGGTGATATCTATACGCCACTTCTTCAAGAGACATGTTTACCAAATATATAGCTCTAATTATTATTCTATAACTAGATTGACTTAATTTCTGTACAATGCTTTCTATTTCTGTTTTTAGAGATAAATACTCTTCTTTTTTATCATTAACAAGCTTTTCATGGTTTTCAATCAGCACAATAAAGTTAGAAGTGTCCCTGTTAATGCCATTACTATGCCCACCTTCTGCTCCATATATAGTAGCTTTAACACTACCATTATTTTTAAGATTATCTAGTTCTTTAACTGCTAAAAGATAATCTTCTTTTTTTTCCCATAAAGAATCTAAATACTGACTCGCCTTTATTAATTCACTATCTCTTTTTCTACGTTTCATTTTTATAATACCTCCATTTTTGTAATACATAATATTTTATATCGCACAAAAAGACTCTGCATAAAAAATACAGGTAATTATAAAAAATATAAAAGGAGCTAATTTATAGCTCCTTAATTTAAAATGGTATTTCTTCATTACATGGAACTTCTGAACCAAATGATTTAGCTTGTGGTGGAGTTTGTACATTATTAATAGGCTTGCTACCCATAAATTCGATTTCATGAGCTATAACTTCAGTAACATAACGCTTACTTCCGTCTTGTGCATCATAACTGCGAATCTGAATACGACCTTCTATTAAAACTTGACTTCCTTTCACTAAATTATTACCACATACCTCAGCTAATTTATCCCATACTACGATAGGAATAAAATCTGCTGTCTGTTGAGCATCACTGCTACTAAACCTACGATTAACAGCTAACGTAAAACTAGCCACTGCTTTTCCTGTTTGTGTATAACGCACTTCTGGGTCACGCACAAGACGTCCTGCTAATATTACTTTATTCATATAACATCTACTTTCTATAAATTTTATTAAATTCTGTACCATATTTTTTAGATATAACTGATATGTTTAATAAGAAATAACCTTGTTTATCTAGAAAATACGCTAATTTTTTCATAAATTTATTCATGAAGCTCCTTTCTTCTTTTTTTTCTTTAATTTTATCATTATGCATTATATTATTAATAGCATTTTCAGATACTGGATCTGATTTTGTTCGATTACTTAAAGGATTGTAATCATATTTCATATGCATCACCTCAAAAAAATTTTAAAATAAAATCAAGATGCCTGCATATTATTTATCTCATTCTGTTTGTGAAACTAAATGAGTAAAATCTAATTTTACTCCTAATTGTTTCTCAATAAAATCTATCATCTTCTTATTTTCCTTAATTGTAAAATCTATACCATAAAAATATTTAATATATTCAGCTATAGTGGGTATATCATGATAAAATATTTCACCTTTATTACCCAGATCATTTATAGATAATGATTTTAAGCCATATTTATCCCATACTTTATTTGTCTTTTTATCATAGTCTATAATTAATAAATTATTACTATCTTTATATTTAACAAGAATTTCTTTTCCATTAAATAATAACCTTTTTGCTTCATTCAATGTTATTTTTTCCATATATACTTTCAATCCTTTACTATAAAATAATTACTGTTCTAGCATGTCATGTTATAGCTCCTTCATTATTTAAAGTCAATATTTTCTAAAAAGTATACATTACTTATTCACCATCTATCGGTTTGTTTTTGTTTCGCTTTTATATTTCTAGTTACATCTTTTATATTTTTATCAAGTATTTTAGATGATTTGAATAAATCATTACATTGTAAAGCATATAATATCAAATCACTAAATATAGTTGTTGTATTTAAATCTTTAGCAAATTCATTAATATCTATACGATTAAATAATAAATTAACATTTTCTTTTTTTTGTTTATCTAATTTTTTAAAATTATATCTTAAAAATAATTCCATTTTATTAAACACTCTCCTTCTTATTATTTGGAACGTATATTCTAACATTACATACTTTGAAATTTTATTATCAATAATATATTTATTTAATAAACCCATTCGTTAAAAAATCATGTGTTAGACAATTTGTTATTTTATTTACTTTATTATATTTCTTATTTAATAAGAATAAATATTTGCCAATACATATATTTCGTTCAGCAGACAGTTTGGAGATAACTGAAATAACGGAACACAATTCTAAGTCTATGTCTTTATTAGGTTTTATAACAAACTGATGCTCTCTTTCTAAATCTTTATAATAATTTTCTATTACTTTAATCGCCTTATTTAATTCCTTTATATTTGCCACTTTTATTCACCCTTCTATTGGTTCATTAAAATCAGCATATCCCAGAAATTTTATTCCCATAACACAGTAACCGTCTTGTATACCTTCTGGAAAATCTTCATGATTCAATATATATATAACTTTACACTTAGCAGTGCATCCTGTGTATTTTTTCTCTATTGGGTTATATTCTTTTAAAAAAAGAATATCGTTTAATTTAAAAAACCTATCATTTTTTCTTATTTCAAAATTTTTGCATCCATTTATTACTGCCTCAAAATACTGTGGCAATATTTTTAAGTTATGTTTTTTCATTCTATTTATTTTTCCTTCAATATATTCAATGTGTATCTACTTAATGACCTTACCATACAATACATAAGTTCTGTTTTATCGTATAAATGCAGATTTTTTTTAATTGGTTTTTTTACAAGAACACATTCTTTACCATTATAAATATAAATGCCTACACCATAATATTTCATGTCTATTTCAGTTTTTACTTGTTCATAAGTTTTTGCATCAAAAACAAAGTAATTGAAATCTCCTACAAAAGATTTCTTAGCCTTGCTTTTAAAATCACTTTTAGATGTTTTTATTTCGTAACATCTAAAAAATCCCTTGCAATCCATAGTCATGTAGTCAACTCTTTCATGACCATAACCTTCCCCTAATGTAACTTCTAAGCAACCATAAACACCTGGACCTGTTGCTTTACTTGTAAGTATTATAGATTTTTCTATTTCTTTAGTTAAATTCGTTTTCATAATTAAACACCATAAATAAAATAATATTATATTAAAATAAACTTATTTCTATATCACACATTCTATTTAAGTAAATACATTCTAAGGTACTTTTCCCTGCGTTTGCTTGTACCTTTATGGTCTTTTTATCCCATCCATTTTCTAATACCAACCATTCATCATATAATTTATTAGTATAACTACTTACTACAACTGGACCTTTATGATGTAAAAGGACCTCTAATAACTTCTTATGCTCATCAATTTTCCCCATTTCATATTCATAGTGCAAATTACTTCTTGTTTCTTTCAGATAAGGTGGATCTGCATATATTAAACAATTTTTTCTATTGTACATATCTATTAATTCTATAGCATTTTTATTTTCTATTTGTGCCATTTTTAAACGACCTAAAATATTTAATATTCTATCTGGTAACTCCGCCCAGTACTTTGGTCGAAATACACTATTTGTTCTATCATGAGCCCAACTTACTTCTTGATATGTCTTGCCACCAAATCCCTGCCATACAGCAACTACATATCGTCTAGCTCTTTCAATATCATCACAACTATCATCTTTATAATTATTTCTACAAAAGATATATTCTGCTCTTGAATATGGTGTCATAGCTATTTTCCTAGCTAATTTTTTAGGATTATCTCTACAAACCTTAAAGAGGTTCACGATATTATTATCAATATCATTAATTGTTTCTGAACCAGACGGCGGTTTGGTAAAAAATACCGCACCGCTCCCAAAAAAAGGTTCTAGATATGTTCCGTGTTCAGGAAAATAACTTGCTATCCATTTTGCTATTCTCCATTTAGCTCCTGGCCATCTTAAAATCGGTTTTATTTCATTCATTATTTTTCTTTATTCCTTTTAGTAAAATTTTTTTACCATATTCATTTTCTAACTCTTTTAATTTTTTATATGCAAATTTCTCTGCATCCTCGATATCAGATGCATGAATAAAAAATCTTTTTAATTTTCTCTTTCCTTCTATATTAAACATAACAATATAAATATTTATCATCTTACGACCACTCCTCAAAAAAGTAATAACTGATAATCTTCATTACTATTACTATTTATAAAATCTTTTGCTTGCTGATATATATTTAATAATATGGATGAATTGGGATATTCTTTTAACATTTCTTCTATAATATTGATACTATATATATCTTTATCCCCATTATTTTTTAAAGCTTCAAAACTTTTATTTGCTATAAAAAATAACATTTCATCAAAGGCTTTTTCTTTTGATGAAAACCTATTCACAAATTCTGGAGTTATAAAATGTGTTTGATTTCCATCTACTACAACCTGATAATAAAAATTATTTTCTTTATCTTTTAAAATAGCATATGCCATTTTAAAGTTATTTGTTTTTATTCCCTTTATTAACACAGCCATTTTTTACACCTCTAATTCTTACTTTAAATATTCATTATTAGAATAGTTAATAATAACCATGTTCTTTGTAAAATTATCTTCACTTTTTTATTAACATATCTCTATATATTATTCACAAACTACCCACTTTTTATTTAGAGCAAGTAAGTCTAAATACTCTTGAGCTTCCTTAAAAGTAGAAACTACTTTGTTGTTTTTACCTCTATATCTATGATTGCCCAATGATTTTGAATTAATCGCTCGTTTGCATACTGAATATTGCTCATTTCCCAACAATCCAGATACATAATAAACATATTTTCCATCCGTATATTTCGTCTTTCTAAACATCTGCCTCAACCTCTATTTCTTCTATAATTCCATCATTTTCACATTACTAATCATGTTTATTTATTTGAAATATACACATAATAACGATACCTATGAATGCACCGATCCATCCACCAACTATTAGTCCCATAAACATATCCATCATATTTACCCACCTTATTTTTCTATACCTCAATTAATAATTACTTACTACATTACTGTATCTAAAACTATTGCAATAAGTACAGTAACTAAACCAACAACAATACCTGAAAAAAATATATCATGTACCATTTTTCTTATAAGAATATAATTATCATTATCAATATTTCTACCAAAAAAATGTACTATAAAAAGCTTAATACATTTTGATGTTATTATTTCAAAAGTAAATGCTAATCCCAATGCAACTAACCATTTCATTATTTATCCTCATCTTCTTTATTTAGTCTTATTCTTGGAATAACATTATTATAATCTATTGAAACCTCAACATTTCGTCCTAACATTGACGCAAGTAAATTTAAATCTTCTAAACTATTTAATTCAATAAAATATTCATTATAACCACCTCTATCATATATGGTGCTATACAATTCTTTTTCACGACCATTAAAACGTTTTAATGCATCGCTTAAATCATCATTATAATTATTTTCATTTATTTCTAAGATAAATTTTATATTCTTGCAATTCAATTCTTTTATATCTACTTTAAATAAAGTTCCTTTTATATAGTTATATAGTTTTTTAGCTTCTTCTTCAGAAGAATTATTTAAATTTACAACATGACCATTATTAAGAACAACTCTAATTGTGTGTTGCAGGCTATTTTTCTTTAAAAATATCACTGATATCTCTTTACTATTTAATATAACATCTTCATTAATTTCACTATCGTTTTTTATTTCTATAAACATTGTTTACAACTCCAATCATTCATTTCCTATCCATTCATTTCCATATATTATGGTTTCAGAATCTAAAACTATTCTTCTAAAATGTGCTTCACAATACATTTCCGCATCAGACCAACTCTTACTTTTAAAGTTTTCTATTCCTGATAATATCATTGCATCTAAATCAACATTTCTTTTATCAAAATACTCCATTATATAATCTTCAATTTGTTCTCTTGTAGGATTTTTAAACCATAACTTCATATTAAATCGTCTCAATAATGCAGGATCCAATTCATCAGATACATTTGTAGCACATACAAATAAAATATTAGGATTTATACTATCTATTTCTTGCAACATTTTATTAACTGCTCCAGATATTTCTTTATCGCATCCATCATCATATGTTCTTTTCGTTGCAAATGTATCTATTTCATCAAAGAATAAAATTCCTTTTCCAAAATTATTAACTTCTCTAAATACATTATCAATCTGTTTAGAAGTTTCTCCCAATCTTCCACTTATAACTTCCGCCATATTAACTTTAAATAAAGGTATATTCATATCTTTACTTAGAGCTAAGGCAACAGAAGTTTTTCCATTTCCAGGAGGACCAGCAAATAATATTTTATTTACTGGCTCTAATCCATTGCTTTGTAACAAATCCTTTTTATTAAAAGTATCTACAATATAATCTATTGCTTTTCTTATATTGTTCTCTAGTTTTAAATCATTTAAAACTACATTTTTATTCACATTATAGATAAATCTTTTTATATTATATGGTACTTCATCCATTTGTTTAGGAGTTCCCCATGTTTTATATGCTTGCTCTAAAGCATATCTAGTATTTACATTAGTCTCTTTTTTTATAATATCTTCTAACATTGATGAAGCCCTTACAAAATCTCTAGCTCCAATATGTCTTATAAATCTGGCAATATCAACAGTTTTCATAATAGACGACACCTTTTCTCAAATCATTATCTATTTTTATTTTATTAAGTTTATTAACTACACATCTTATAAACAACCTATTAAGATGCTTCAGCAACTGGTATAAAATATGGTTTTTTTCTATATTTTTTATTTTTAAATATTTTTAGCATTTCTTCTTCAGGAATTTTTTCATCTAACTTTGTAATAAAATATTTCAATTCTGGATTTAATAACTCTCGTAAATATAAATCTCTCATCAATCCAGCTCGAAACTTTACAGGTACTATATAATATAGTGTTCTACGATTAGAATATTTATCTACTTCTCTACATACTATTTTCATAACAATACACCTCTCTTCGTTTAATTAAAAATCTTTTTTCTTAAACAAATTTCTAATGTATATAGCATATGGACTTTCATTCATATATCCTCTTTTTATATTTTTATTATTTGTATACCTATGAGCCTTCATTATTTCTTCATCAGTAAATAATTTTCGTTTCTCTGTTTCTACTGCAACCTGAATATCACATAATTCATTTAAATAATTATTTTTTGCTATTATTTTTCTGTTTTTATCCATAGTATATAAATACCTTATTAATTCTGCTCGTGCTTCATCCACTTCACTTTGAATTTTAAGAAATTGTTCTTCACTCGATATATTTATATTAGTAGGTATTAATATGTTTCTTTGACTTAGAATAACTTGTTGAAATACATCGTACATTGACTTTAAAATTTTTTCTAATTTATCTAGTTCATCTTCTAATTCATAAAAGTCAATATATTCTTCATCTATAAGTACATCTTTTAAATTTGTTATTTTATTTTTTTCTTTACAAAACTCATTAAATAAACTATTTAAAATATTTTCATTAACATTCATACAGACATCTCCTATTATTCCAATATCACAGCTACATCATTTATTCCATAAAAAGAATTAACCTCTATTGGTAATTCTTTTATTTTTAAATCTTCCCTCTCCCAAAACTCTTCTTGCCCAGAACAACCGCCATTTATTTCTCCAATAAAAATAAATGTTTTCTTATATTGTTTTGATAAATCGTATATTCTTTCTAAAACTGGATCTCTATATGGAGCCCATGAACATAAAATTATATCTCTATCTGAATATTTTAGTATTGCTTCTTCTGCTTCCATATTTTTTATATAAGCATTTACTTTATATCTATTACTTAATATCCAACTAAAATTATCTGTAGGCATAATATCTACACCATAAAAC